AACCCCGCCAATACCCGCCGGCACAATGACGAGAATATTGAGCACCTAAAAGTCTCGCTTGCGAAGTACGGCCAGAGGAAACCGGTGGTGGTCCAGAAGGACGGTATGCTGGTCCGGGCCGGGAACGGGCTTCTGCGGGCTGCCAAAGAGCTCGGCTGGAAAGAGGTGGCCGCCGTAGTGATCGACGAACCGTCGGTTGACGCCACCGGGTACGAGATCATGGACAACAAGTCCGCTGAAACCTCGGAATGGGACGACGCCCTGCTGGCGCAACAGCTTACCGCCCTGCAAGAGGATGACTTCGATTTGAACCTTGCCGGGTTTTCGGAGGAAGAACTGGATGAGATCCTTGAAGAGCTGGAACCGGACGCAGAGGTGGAAGAGGACGAACCGCCGGAACCGGTAGCCGATCCGAAGGTGAAACCGGGGCAGCTCTGGATACTCGGCGACCACCGCCTGCTTTGCGGCGACGCCACGAAAGAGGAAGACGTGAAAAGGGTCATGGGCGGGGAAAAGGCTGCGTTTTGTTTTACGTCACCGCCTTATTCTGATATGCGAGATTATGGCGGGCATGATTGTAGCGTTGAAAAGATATCTTCTTTTTTATCTATGGGGGAAAACGTATGCGGGTTTTTTGCGGTTAATTTGGGCATTCAAAGAAAAAATTCAAAGATATTTCCATATTGGGATCAATATATTAAAAAGGCTGAAGCTGTTGGTTTGTCTTTGACGTCGTGGAATGTCTGGAGCAAGAAAGATATGGGGGGGTCTGTTGCGAACATGGCTGCAATGTTTCCGATAGAACACGAATGGATTTTTGTGTTTGGTGGAAAAAAGGAAATGATCCGCAGGACAAAAAAAAATAAAACGGCCGGTTTGCATAAAGGTATCACCAATCGGCAAAAAGACGGCACCACAAAAAAGGTTAAACAGAAAATCGTGAAGCCGTACGGCAGAATGGGAACAGTTTTTGAATGTGTTTATGCAACGGGGAAAAAAGAACACCCAGCGACATTTCCAGTGGAATTGCCAAGAGAATATATTAAGGCATGTTCAAAAGAAAACGATATCTGCTACGAACCCTTTTCTGGTTCCGGATCCACCCTCATCGCCTGCGAGCAGACGGGCCGGCGGTGTTTCGGTCTTGAAATAGAACCTTCATACTGTCAAGTCACCATCGAACGCTGGCAGAACTTTACCGGGCAGACGGCGGTGGAGGAGGCCTCCGGTAAGGGGCTGGAAGAGATGTGATCAGGGCGCCTTATTAGTTATCGTCAAAAAAATATTCTTTGGCGCAATTATTATGTAAAGGTTGTGCGTTTTTATCCAGAGAAGGGTTAGCGGTCCACCACGGATAAGCGTGATAAACTTTTTTCCTGCACACCCCACACTTGCCTCGATAAATATTTCGATGCTTTAGCTCCCAAAAAACCCAGTATATTTTTTTAAACAGATTCACCATTCTCCTTCCTCGGTCGTCCCGGCCTCCGGTGCATCACCTTCTCAAGTGCTTTTTCCGGTATCGCCCAGTCACGCCCGAATTTATGCGCGTGTAACCTCCCGGCGTCTATCAGCGCACGCACCCGGCGTTCGGTGACACCGAGCACATGCGCTGCCTGTTTTACGGTTAGGTGCTTGTTCATTCAGCTCCTTTCTTCGGCTTGCCCTCTGCGTCGAACTCCACATACCGCTCGTCCGGCGGATCCTGGTTGTACAATTCCAGCAGATATCCTATTTCCTGCCGCATGTCTTCCAGGATATCGCGCTCTACACTCCAGTCCTGGCTTTTCTTTGTTGCCCTGTAACGCTTCCACAATTCATTAATTGTGTAAATTCGGTCCTCTTTTGTCGGTTTCACATGTTCAACAGTCATGCGTCAGCTCCTTTCTCTACCTTGTAGGATAACTCTTCAATTACAAAACCAAGGTTTTCTTTCATCTCTTCCAGCTTTGCGATAAGGTCTTCATCCGTGTCCCCGAATTCGGCATACACACCCCGTCGGGCGTTTTTTATTTCGTAATGCACCCGTTCCACGTCGTCCAGCCATTCAATCAATTCCTGCAACTCTGCTTCGTTCCAGCCGTCATCTTTTGTCAGTTTCATCGTTCAGCTCCTTTCTTTGGTTTAATACCACACTGAATTGCAATGCTGGCAGCTAGGCAGGAAACCTCGTCCTTATACGGACCTTTTACAAGCGCCCACTTCCGCGGCTTGCGGAAAGCCTGCGTCGCGTAGAAACGCCCCGTCTCTCCGCTTTTGATCAAATACCAGTGTAATTTTCGCATCAGTCTTTCCTTTCCGGGCTGTGCCCTGTTAAACAAGTTTTGCTTTAGTAGGCCGTTTGAAAATGCCAAATGTATCGTCTTTTTTGCTCTTCGTTACATTGGCAGTAAATTCAATTTTCTCGCCACGAAGGGCAAAAAAACCGCCACCGCATTGTTTGGTTTTATTCAATTCTCTTCCCGCCGCCTGAATGCTTTCGGGACACGTACCCCATACCTTTGCCCCGTAGTCGGTACGTACCAGCATTTTAATGATCGTCGGCACCGGGCCATAACGACAAGGAGAATATTCATTTTCAACCTCGGAAATAGAAAGTATCGTGCCCTGAATCTTCAGCCTTTTGCCCTCAACCACGGGGCTGCAATTTGCTTTTTCTTCTTTTTTTTTCGCAGCGACCTTCTTAACAAGCGCAACCTGCTTTTCGCTGATCTTGCCGTACTGGAAAAGCCTGGCACGTATATCTTTTACAATGTAATGATCGGTTTCAATTTCTGCTTCAATACCGTTGTCCTTAATAGCCTTCTCTGCGGCTGCTTTCTTTTTTGCATATTCGCGGGCCTGAGCAACCTTTTTGCGAAGTTGAGCGACATCAAACTCGCGCCGGCTGTCATGACCAAAAGCATGATCACTGCATGTATGGCCGACACAAATTGCTGTATCTGTAGGACGATGAAGATAAACAGCCCCGTAGGCAAATACCGCACCGCAGTGATCACACGTGCCCTTTTCGTACCACCGGCCATGAAAAGGCTTTTCGTCCAAAATTTCGCGTGCCCCAACAGCATCACCCTGGTTCAAATAAGCATTGACTTCGTCCACAAACGCATCGCTTGTCGCAAACCCTTGATACATCGGCCCGACGTATTCGTATTCAGCCGGGTCGAAGTTTGTGCGGTTGTGTCTTTTTTCTTTCGTCATCATTTTGAAACCTTTCTGGCTTTTTGCCTCTCAATCTAAAATAAAGTATACCGTACACGGAATAGTATGTCAAGAGAAAAACCAGAAAAATAGAAAAAAAAGTGAAAAAACTTAGAAATTGCGTTTTTTGCGCTATAAACCGCGCACTTATTTTGAATATTCTTTAGGCGGGAAGGGGAAAAGGGGCGGGAAACCAGAAATAAACGGCAGTTATTCCGTCTGCCACGGCATGATAACCGTACCGTGAAGCTCTTCCAACCAGAAAGCCGGCGTTACCTCACTCTCGGCGCTGTGCAGCCACGTTACAATATACGGCTTCGCCTCGGCGTTGCGTATCCACGTCGCAAGCGTCTTGCCGGTCCTCGTGTAGTCGTCAACTATTACCTGGTCGTCGGTAAGGCGCATGCTGCCGTATTTGTACCGGATGCCGGTTAGGTACGACAACCGTGCTGCCATGATAAGACCGCCGCGCTGAGGGCCCGCGATAACCTTAAACTTCCGGCCCTGCGCGAGGATATGGTCGGCCAGCCGTTGGCACACCCTGTCGAAGTCCTGCCACGTTTTGCGAAGTACCATAATTGCTGTTCCTTAATAATTTTGTTGACTTTCTTGAATGTTTGGTAATAATACTCGTAATAATGGTGCATGAAAAACCGTGCGCTTTTGCCATATTATAGACATCAAATGAAAAAGAAGAAGAAAAAACAAGAGAAAAATAAGAAGAATACCGGGCAGCCACATAAGTATTTTACGGCAGACGACGGGCAACAATACTATATAAACGAGCAGGGGAAGAAGGTACGTCGCAAGCGGTGCGCGGCATACGCACGCAGTACCGGCAAGCAGTGCCAGCGCTGGGCCATGGACAACGGCAAGTGTTACATGCACGGCGGAACAAACGGGAAGATACCGGACGGCGATAAGGACGGCGGGCCGCCGCCGAGTATTGGTTTGTACTACAACGCGCTGATGGACGACGAAGAGCGCGAGCTGTACAAGACCATGATGAAAAGCATTGATTCGCTCGACGAAGAAATAGTGATGACAAAGCTGAAACTGCGCCGGGCGTACGTGGCGCAGAAGATATGGGAAGAAGGGTTGTCGGAAGACGAGAAAGAGGAAATTGAGAAGAAGAAACCGAAAAGCCGGCACTTTGAACGGCTGCTGCGCCCCCACTCGGTTGAACAGGAAATAGGCGCGGGGTTGGATACGCAGGGCAAGACGTACAGCGTCAACAAGAAAAAAATAGTAAAACGGGCCCGCGATTTCACGCTTGAAATAAAAATACTCACCAACAGCCTTGTGCGTATGCTGAGGGCGAAAGCCGAGCTGCAGATGCTCACACGCGGGGAAGAGTTCAAGGAAGAGCTGGCTGCCGAGTTGCGTGAGTTCTCGGACTTCGCCGTTGCAAGTGTACCGGAACCGGAAAAAGATGATACTAACAAAGACAACAGCGCGGGACCGACGGACAACTGAACGCTGGTACCCTTTGCGCCAGCACCGCGTCCAACATAAAGCGTGGGTGTATACTGGCCGGTACGCTGTGCTGCCGCCGGGCCGCCGGTCCGGGAAAACTGAGCTTATCGGCAAACGCAAGGTGGTGATGCGGGCCCTCTCGGCGCATATAAAGTCATCGCCGTTCTTCCGTCCGTACGTTGACCCGCGGTTTGGTATCGGGGCGCCGACGCGGGACCAGGCGCGGCGTATTTACTGGAGCGATATAAAACGGCTGATACCGAAGAAGTTTCTGTACAAGAAGCCGAACGAAACCCACATGAGCATAGAACTGATGAACGGCGCTGAAATACACGTTTTCGGCATGGACCGCCCGGAGCGAGTTGAAGGTACGCCGTGGGACCATTTCATGCTTGACGAGTACGGGAACATGCACGAAGAGACATGGCCGGAACATGTACGTCCGGCGCTTTCTGACCGGCAGGGAAGTTGTGATTTTGTCGGCGTACCGGAAGGACGGAACCATTACTATGACTTGTGGCGGCATGCAAAGGCAGAGCAGGAAGACGGGAACCCGGACTGGGCGGGGTTTCACTGGAAGAGCGCTGATATTCTGCCGGCAGAAGAAATTGAAGCTGCCAAGAGGGAACTTGACGAGCTTACCTTTAAGCAGGAGTTCGAGGGTTCGTTCATCAACTTTACCGGGCAGGCGTACTATAACTTTCAGGCAGAGACGCACTGCCGGAAGTTGGAATACGACAAAAAACGCCCAATAGCCTTTTGTTTTGACTTTAACGTCGAGCCGGGCGTTGCAGCAGTGGTGCAAGAGCAGTCCCTGCCGAACAGCCTTGTTGGTACCGGCGTCATCGGCGAGGTATACATACCGCGCAACTCAAACACCGTACTGGTAACGCGCCGGCTGTGTAACGACTGGAACGACCACGAGGGGCAGATATTTATTTACGGCGATGCAAGCGGCGCCGCCCGCGGGTCAAGCAAAGTCAAGGGTAGCGACTGGCAACTGGTAAAAGAGGTGTTGCGTTCGCATTTCGGCGCTGAACGTATCTTTACACGCATAAGCAGCCACAACCCGCCGGAACGGGCGAGGGTAAACAGCGTCAACTCACGGTTACTTTCAATTTCCGGGGATGTACGCATGATGGTGGACCCGACACGGGCGCCTCATGTGGTTAAGGACTTGGAAGGGACCGTAGTGGTAAAAGGCGGCAGCGGCGAGATTGACAAGAAAAGCAACCCGAAACTAAGCCATCTCTCAGATAGCCTAGGGTACTATATTTTCAAAGAATTCCCGGTTAAGAAACGGTACGTTTCGTCCGGCAAGACGCACTGGTAACAGGAACCATGATACAGCTTCACAAAAATATAAAGCAGAAAGGTTTTAAACAATGCCGCAGATAACAGAACCAACCGTCAGGGAACGGTCCGAAATTACAGAACTCACCGTGCTTGAAGGCACGCACCAGTTGTACGAAGACAACATTGAAGAATGGGATACGTTCTTGGCCGTATACGACGGCATCAAGGCCATCAAGGATCTTGACTTGATTGAGCAGCATGAACGCGAAACGTTGGATAACTACACGCAACGAAAAAAAGAGCTGTACAGCCTCGGGTATTCTGGCAGCATTATCAAGTTGTTTGTTTTCTACCTGTTCAAAAAAGAACCAAAACTGATACTGCCGGACGCGCTTAAAAACAACCAGCAGTGGGAATGGTTCATGGCCGACTGCAACTTGCTGGAAGACTCTTTTGCCAACTTCATGCTCGAACAGCAGCGCTACGCCTCGATTTACGGCCACGTCGGGCTGTTGGTAGATAGGCCCGCGGTTAAGACCGATTCACTGGCAGAAGAGATGAAAGGCCGCGTGTACCCGTATTTATCGGCGTACCACCCGCCGGCGATCCTTGACTGGAAGTACGAACGCGATAAGTACAACCGCCCGCAGTTGGTGTATATAAAGCTGCAGGACGACGATGAGCGGTACCGGATATGGAAGCCTGAGAAATGGGAAGTGTGGAAAGAAGAGGATAACGTTCCGAAACTTGAAAGCGACGGCGTAAACCCGCTCGGTGAGGTGCCGTTTGTGTGGCTTCGGAATTTCAAGGGGACGAAGTTCCCGCTGGGCCGCTCTGATATTGCCGATGTAGCTTATATTGACTTGTCAATTATTCGCGACCTTTCGCAGGGCGACCAGGTGATAAAACTTGCGGCGTTTCCCATGATGCGCAAACCGAAGGTGGAAGAGGGCGAAGCGGTGCATGACGATACCGGGCCGCGGTCGATACTTGAGTTTGACCCTGAGAACCCGCAGAGCAAACCGGACTGGCTGCCGGCTGAGGTGCAGGGGCCGATACAGGCGACTATGGACTGGATAAAGATGAAAATACAGGAAATTTACCGGGCAAGCAACGCCGGCGGGATGGCAGCTACCGAG